GCATCGAGGAGAGGGGCATCTCACCCCAGGGATTCTAACCGTTTAAATTGGTTAGAACAGCAGATTCCCACTGCTGCCAGCTGAAGCCTTTTCCAAGGGTATCAGCAGTACACCCATAATCCCAATAGGGAATATGGGCGAGCCTAGGTTGCACAAGAGCACTATCATGCCTGACAGTGATCTTGGCATTCCGAATCTCACCACGTAAGAAACTCAGCAACAGCCCTGATGGGTTGTAAATAAGTTGCTTGTGGCCTTGCGGAACATGGACAGTTCCGTCTCCGAATCGGACCTGACGCTTTACCGGCTCCCACCTCTTATAGAGGTAAGAGCCGTTTGCATCGAGTCTGGGTTCGAGGAACGAGAGAGGTACTCGGATCCCACATTCCATTCCTTCACGGAAAGGAACAAGGGGAGCCTGAGACGTATGCTTAAACAGCATACGGCACGCAGAGGGAAGATTAATCCCACTACGGGCACACCACTCGTGAAGCAAGTTGAGAATAACCACGCCATCTTGGCGCGTCTTGAGCCTTTTTAGAAAGACAGGACGCACGGGGTTGGATCGATAAAAATCCCCCCCACAGGACTCGCGGAAGAAACCTTCTTCAAAGGTTTTTTTACGGTTGATCTTGAAACCCAGCAACGAAAGAAGGCGACTCACCATCCGAAAGGGCTTGCCCTGAGGGATAATAAGATCGTCACCAAACACTGAGTGATTTCGCTGATCTATGGCACAATCTTTTTGTGACGGCACCATACTGCTCATTATCAGAGCAGACCGTAGGATACAGAGGAACAATGCGGTTTGGAGTGGAAATGTAAAACCATTCCCCATCGTACTAACACAATGTAGAACCTCAGGCGTGCATGTCCCAGGAAGCTTAGCCACAGGAGATCGAAGAAGGTGGATTATACCACTCAATTCAGGGATCTCGAGGAAGCGGAGCAAACCTAAAGAGATACTATCAGATGCGGAACTTAGGTCAATGGTAGAAAACCACTGGTTGTTCGAACCGACCTTAGCCATGCTCTTATTAACGTCAGGCTGGAGGGATAAGTTTATCCCATAGTCCAACAAACGTTGTTCGATACAAGTGCCAAATCCTAACTGAAAGAACATATTCAGAGAGGGTTCGACACATATCATTCGAGCTGTATCAACTGTTTTAGGAACTAAGCTCACATTAGAACCATCAACCTCCACTGGGCTCCCATAGTTAGCAAGGCGGATTAACTCCGCATTTGCCCATTCTGGGAATAATCCAATGAAGGATCGGTAAAGACCGAGTACGGACTGATTATGAAAGGTCAGAGGGCCACTAAAGAGCTTAGCATAAAAGCTAAACCCGTTAGCACCAACCGCTGAACCTGGCCCGACACGTGCTTGATTGCATATGTCTTCCCAGGAACAGAGGAAATGACCTTTTGGATAGAAGAACTTATAGACCTCGTTTTTAAACGTGCCTACAAGCTCTTCGTCCACACTAGACTCAAGGTGGAGTCTCCAGCTACTGCATGTTTTATTTGATGCAGTAAACGTCTCAAGGGCAGCCCTATCAGCCTCAATCGAGTCTACCTCCATCTTTCGAAGGAAGTAGTGCGATAGCTGACGGGCCGAAAAGCCTTTGACGTCCTCGTCTGG